TGGTCGACCTGCGTCCATTCATCTCGTGATATCGTCTCCATCTCCGACGAGGAGAGGTACGGGTGTGCCTCGGCGGCGTCGGAGAGCGCGAGCACCGCGTCCATGGCGAGCGTGCGGGCGTCCGTGTCGGAGGTCCCCCAGCACATCATCTCGATGCGTGGCCTGTCCATGAACTCGTCGCACGTGCCGCCCACCTGCGCGACCATCACGGCGCGCCCCGGCCGCCTGGCCGGCATCTCGGTCGAGACCTTGGCGCCGGGGAGCGCAGCCCTGAGCGCTGTGACGGCGATCTCCATGGAGTCCGGCCTGGCCGTGGCCGCACCGGCGGCCGTGGTGGTCGTTTGGACCTGGTCTGACATGCCATCACCCCCTATATCGAGCGCGTAAGGCCGCGCGAGCCCCTGTACTCATTCCGGTAGGCGCCAGCGCTCTTGGTGAACGCCCGCGCGTGGCATCGGGTCCTCCCCGCGCGCACGTCGGCGCCGTACCGCGCGTTGCGGAACGTCGCGCCTGCCTGCGCCGCCGAGGCCGCGCCCATGGCCTTCCCATAGCACAGCTGTTGCACGCTGCCTCGGTTGCGCAGCTCGACGAACCCAGCGTTGCTTGGGACGAACCTTACGCTCGATCTAGCCATCCGTCCTCCTTGCGGTCACCACGAGGTTGTACCTTCCAGGGGTCATCTCCGGCGGATACGGCATCGGGTCTCCGTCCACCTCCCAGGAGAACGCCAGGCCGTCCAGCGCCACGAGGGCCTCGCGCCAATCGATGTCCGGCCGGTCCTTCGGAACGTATATGTCTACCGCGTCCTCGACGAGGTGCGGGCGCCCATCCTCCGCCATAGAGGCCGTGGAGGACGGGGTCGCCCACGCGCCGGGGACTTCCACGGCGTCGCCGTAGGACTTCTCCATGTTTCCGTAGACGTCCTCTGCGCCGTAGGACACCGGCCTGACCGCGACCATCACGCGCCCCCGACGACGATGGTGCCTGCTGTGGCGCCACCGCCGAGCCCGAGTGCCCGCAGTTCCTCGTACTGCAGGCGCGGCGTGCCGTACGGCCTGGCGAACGTCACCTGCTGCGAGAACGGCCCCATCGTGGTGCTCGCGGATGCGACGCCAGCCGGTATGCCCGTAGGCATGGACGTGTCCTGCGGCATGAGCCTGTAGGCCACCTGCCTGCAGACACGGCAGAGGCGTCTGGCGCTCACGGATGACGCGGGCTTGCCCGCAGCCTCGAAGGCCGCGTCCATTACGTCGGAGGCATCGTCGAGAACGGCTGCCAGCAGACGCTCGTCACCCACCGCGCCATATCTCGCCTCGTACTCGGCGACGCTGCAATACGGGTCTGCCATGCGCCCCTGCCTCCCTACCTGGCGGAGATGGTGCCCTTCACGATGTAGTCTGTGACCTCCGGGAAGAGCAGCATTCCGGTGAGCACGTTGGTCTCGACGGACACGTGGTCGTAGATGGTGGTGTGGGCGACGCCGATTAGGCCGTTGTCCGAGGTCACGTACGCGAGCCCGGCGTCCGCGAGGGAGGAGAAGTCCTGGGAGAAGCAGTGGATGTTCGCGGCGTCGGTGGTGTAGAGGGTGCCCTTCGGCACCCTGCTGGAGACGAGCACGTTCTGGACCCCAAGGAAGTTCTCGAGGTAGTTCATGCCGAACGCGGTCTGGGTGGTCACCGTGGCGTCGCTGAGGTAGTCGGCCACGTCGAAGCGGCTCACGAAGTGGATGGCGGCGATGGGGGTGTCGTTGTTGGTCTCGAGCGCGTCCCCCAGCTTGGCCTCGGACTGCGCGAGCGCCGCCTGCAGGTTCTTGCCGGTGGCCGCGCCGGTGCCGTTGCCGAGGAAGGCGAAGAGCTGGCCGAGGATGTCAGCGCGTACGGCGGCGAGCATCTTGGAATCGGTGTTAAGGACGGACCAGCGCACGCCGTGCTCGGCGATTGCCTGCGCGGTGGTCACCTTGCGGTAAGGCAGGAGCTTCGCCTTGCCGACGGGCTTGGAGTCGACGGTGAACTTAGACAGCGCAACGAGGTCCCCCTCGACGTATCCGGTGCCGGAGGTGCCTGCGGTGGCGGCGTCGCTCGCACCAGAGCCCTGGTTGTTCAGGGAGCCCTTAACGCTGTGCTGCTCAAGCGCGTACCCGGCGGCCACCGGCTCGGGGGTGATGATGCCCATGTACTGGAGCAGCTGGTTCGTGTCGTGGTTGAATCTCGCGGAGAACTCGCGGGAGAGCCCGTAGTTGATCGCGGCGGAGTTGATGGCGTTGGTGGGTGCAGCCATGTGCTACATTCCCTTCTCTTCGTACTGGCGCGCATAGGCCGCAACGCGGTCCAGCGGGTTCGCCATGCTTCTGATGCTTTCCTCCGATTGGGGCTGGCTCTTCGCCGCGCCGCCCTTGTCCACGGGCGCGGCGGTGGAGGCGGCCCTGGCGAACGCGGCGATGGCGTTGGCGCTCGCCGTCATGGACTCCTCGTTGCCGCCGGTGATGAGCGCGACGGGGACGCCTGTCGCCGCCGACACCTTGGCCGCGAGGTCGCTGCGCTCCTTCTCGGCGCGGAGGGCGCCCAGCTCCTCGTTCGCCTTGGCGGCGGCCTCCTGGGCCTTCTCAAGCTCGGTCTTCGCGGCCTCCTGGGCCTCGTCGTAGGCGGTGGCCTTCTTGGCCAGCTCGTCGTAGTCGGCGAACTTCTCGCGCGTCTCGCGGCGGACCTTGCCCATCATCTCGTTCACCTCTTCCTGGGTGAACGTCCTGGGCGTGGGGTCCTGCGGTTCCTGCCTGGGGTCCGTCTCTGCCATGTCTTGCTCCAATCTCCCCCTCCTGGGGGTCGTCTTGAGTCCCGCCTTTGGCGGTCGTCCATCCGTGTTTCGCCCACGGCGGCGAGCCATGAAGAAGGCCCCCTGCGGGGCCTGGTTCAACCGTTCTGGCCGCCCTGCTTCCGTTTCTCGTATGCGGCCTTCCAGCCGGCGTGCTGCGCGGCGACGTTCTTCCTGTGCTGCGCCTCCCTGTCCGCATCCGTCATCAGCCTTTGCTGGTCGACCCTGAGGCCAGAGTACCCGGCCTTGAGCCGCCCATGGGAGTCGTAGCGGTTCCTCCTAGTTGACTTGGCCCTCTCCTCGTGCTTCGAGTGGTCCTGGTCCAGGTACTTCTGGTAGCCCGCGTCGTAGTCGCGCGGGTCGTAGCCCTCGGCTGCTGGGCTCCCTGACCATGACGGCACGATCACGCACCGGCAGTCGTCGTGGTAGTGGTTGAGCTCTCCTGCGGACGCTGCGGAGAGGTATGCGAAGCCTCGGGACGCCAGCATCTGGCAGAATGGGCATCCGCGCGCATACGAGCGCGATGGCTGCGGGATGCGGGCGAAGCGCGGCCTGCGCGGGTCGGCCTCGCCGTTCGCGAGCATCGTGGCACCAGACGCGCGCTTGACCTCGTAGCCCAGCCTCCCCCGCAGCTGCGACGCCATGAGCGCACCGCCGTCAGAGGCGGGGCCAGAGTCTGCAATGATGCCGCGCACCGCCGTCCGTGTGGCCTCCGGCACGTACCCGGAGTCCTCGACGCCCCCGAAGTCGCCCAGGTCGCCCAGCTCGAGGGCACGCAGGCCGAGGTAGAAGCGCTTCGCGAGGTACGCCGCCGTGGACGTGGAGCCCTTGCAGAACGACTGCATGACGGCTGTCACCTGCCGCTCCGCATCTGGCGCGGACAGGTCGATGCTGGCGAGCGCCGCCGAGAGCCTGCCCTTGTACGCTGCGCTCACGGCCTCGATGCCGTCCGAGAAGTTGTCAATGTAGGTACGCAGAATGACGTATGCCATCACTCGCCGCCCTCGTCGAGGTTAGGCATCTGCCGGATGCTCGTGGGCTGCCGTTGCGCCTGGGACGCCTGCTGCTGCCTGAACGTCGCGGCTCCCGAGAAGATGGACGACAGCACGGAATCCGACAGCTGGTCCTGCTTCTCCGTCATGAGGCGGTCTATCGTGGCCTGGTCGAGGCCGATTCCCTCGTAGAACACGCGCGTCCCCACCACCGATGAGTCAAGCGCGCCTATCTTCGTCCACGCGTCGGCGCTGGCGGCCATCGTCGGCATTGCCGGGTTCTTGAACACGGGCACGACCTTGTTCTGCTCCTTGGTGAGCTGGTCAAGGCGCACCCCCTCCGAAACCGCCATCATGAGGCGGGCCACCTGCCTGAGCGACCCGCTGAGGTTGGCGTTGATCTCCTGCACGTCGAGGATGAGCGGGTCGTTGCTGGCACTCAGCGCGTCGCTCGACGTGTAGGCGTTGCCCATCACTCCGAGCTGCGCGAGTGGGACCAGCGACGCGCCGGAGAACCGCTGGGCGTCGCTCTCGTACGTCGCAATGAAGTTGTTCGCGTCGCCAGCCGGGAACTGGCCGAGCTGCGGCGTGTCGCCGTCCTCGTCCTTGGTGAACGCCCACAGGCTCCCGAGGTACGCCCTCAGCTTCTTCGCCTCGTCGGTCACGAGCACCGGCTCGCCGGTCTCCTCGTCCAGCACGGTGTTTCCCTCATCGTCCTTCAGCGGCCTGGAGAACAGGTCGGCGGCGATCCCCGTCGCCCAGCGCTGCGGCGTGGTGAAGAACTCCGCGCCCACGTCCATGCGCAGCACGTCGCGCACCGCCTTGTCCACGATCGAGGTCAGCTCCGGGGTGAGCACGGGGTGCCCCAGCGGCTTGTCTATGTCCGGGTCGTTCACGAGAGACACCATGAGCATGGAGCCCACGGGGTTGCGCTCGTCGGACTCGACGTGCCATTGCCCGCCGCCCGGCTCGCGCGAGAACACTGTCACGCGGTCAGGCAGGTGGAGGACGTACCTGCTTGCCATGCCGTCGCGGTCGACGCCAGCGAGCACGACTCCCGCGCCCACCTGGTCGTCGTCCTTGTCCCAGAGCATGCAGCACTGGTTGGCCGAGAACGCGCGGACCTTGGCAGCAGGCTGGCCCGCCGCGCCGCGCATGACGGTGATGGCGGAGCAGCCGTGCGTGAGCATAGAGCGGGTGGCCATGCGCACGAGCTGGCGCATGCGGTTCTTCTCCACGAGGTCGCTCAAGGTGTCGTCATGCTTGCCTTGGAAGACGAACCCATCGAAGATCGAGCGGCTCACGCGCACGTTCACGGCCTTCTGCGCCCAGCCCACCACCTCGTCAACGTGGTCGAGGCTTGGCGGGATTGCTATGCCGAAGTCCCTGATGGGGTTGCGCATCTCGTAGTACTGCGTGAGGCGGGCGTTCCGCGCACGCACCGCAGACCACGTGTCGAAGAGGTCAGCCAGAACCGGCCCCAGGCTCTCCGGGATGCCTGGGCCATACGGCCGGCCTGTGTCCACGCGGTCGTACCTGTTGAGCTGTCGCGTCATAGCATCCTTTGCTTCCTTGCAGGGTTTCGCTTGGTCGTGCGCACCGCCCACGCCGCGAGCGAGCACGCCTCGATGGGCTCCGATGGGTACGCGCCGCCGGTGCCGAAGCCCCACGCGCCGCCGCCGCCGATCGGGCGCCGGACGGAGTTGAGCGCGGACAGGTCGAGCGCGTTCTGGGCCATGTGCCTCGCGGTCCCCGCCTTGAGGCCGTCGAGCAGCGACGCCGCCGCGTTGGCAACGTCCGCCGCGTGCGGGCGCACCACGTAGCCGCGCGGGCACTTCAGCTCCGCAAGATAGTCGCAGAGCGTGGTGGACCCGTTGGGCCCGTCCACCACCGCCACGGCGGCGCGGCCACGGCGCTGCCAGAGCCATTCGGCGAGGTGGCGCACGCCGTCGGACGTGGAGCCGGTCTCGATCGCCTCGAACACCACGTCACCACCGGCATCGAGCTTCGCGCCAGCAAGGCAGTAGGACGCTCCGTCGAGGCTGAACTTCACGGCGAACGCCGTCTTGCGCCGGTATCGTGAGTCGACGGCGGCGGCCTCGCCGGCCCCTATGGCGGTCATCGACCAGAGCTCGCGTGGGATGGCGGCCATCGCGTGCGCCACGGGCGCCCACCAGTCGAGCCGCTCGCGGGCGAAGTCGTCCGAGGACATCGACAACTCGCCCTCGACTGCCGTCTCGTCGATGAGCAGGCCCAGGCTCGGGTTGGTCTCGTACCAGCGCGCGACGCACGCCTTGTCGCCCACTTCGGTGACGGCCCACTCCATCCAGGCGGCCTTTCCGGGGTCGTCGGAGTGGGCGGCGTCGTGCATAGCGCGGAACACCCCGCCGTCCTTGGACGGCACCGGGGGCGTCCCGAGGTAGATCGCCATCGTGTTGCGCTTCTCGCTCGCCGAGATGGTGGGCAGCGAGGCGGCCTGCTGCGACGGGGTCAGCTCCTGGGCCTCGTCGTAGATGATCGCGTCGTACGAGCGGCCTCGCGCGAGCGAGTCGGTGCGCGTGGTGAAGCGGATGCAGCCGCCGTTCGTGAGGTAGATGCCCTGCTGGCCGTTCGTCCTGCGCACCCTGTCCAGGAGCGGGTGGACGTCCGCGTTGTCCTCGTCCTCGAAGACGGCGGCGAGGCTCCGGAACATCTCGTCTGCGGTGTCGCCGTTCTGGCACGTGTAGATGATCTTGTAGCCAAGGATGCACATCGCGAAGAAGCACCAGGCACGGATGACCCAGCTCTTGCCGTTCTGGCGCGGGACCGAGAGCGCGACGATGTGCGTGGCGAACTTGTCCTTGCGCCCAGACCTACCGCGCACGTAGGCGAGCATCACCGTCACGATGTACTCCTGCCAGGGGAGCGGCTCGCCGAAGTACGCGAGGGCGAGGCGGCAGGCGTCCGCCCCCAGCGAGTAGTCCCATCGCGGGATGACCTCGAAGGTTGGCGTCTGCCTTGCCTCCACGCGCGTCACCCCCGTGGCGTTAGCTGTTCACGGTCTTCCTGTAGTTGTCTGCGACGAGCTGGAGGACCGATTCCTTGCGCGCACTACTCCTTGAGCCGCCCCGCCTCGTGAAGTCGAGGCCCATCTGCGCCTCGCGTGCCCTGAGCTCGCCGACCTTCGAGAGGTCCCCGTCGTACCAGACGGCCATGTGCACGAGCGCCGTGTCAAACAGGAACTGCCACTGCCGGGCGTCCCAGGAGTCGGTGACCGGCGAGTCACGCCATGCCTTGAACCAGCGCTTCGTCTCGGCGCACCACGGTTGGCCCTCTACCCTAGGCAGGTTTGGCTTGCTGTTGGATGGCATGGCTCCCCGTCACCTCCTTTTTATGGCTAAGATCCAGAGCGCCTTCCTGCGCTTGCAGAGCGGCTGTTGAACCTGCCGCGAATGCGGCTGGCTACGCCACGCACTGCGTTGCGAATCCTCTGAAACATGGGCACCTCCAATCTCGGCATAAAAAAGCCACCAGAGATGGTGGCTGGCAATAAGCTCGATTGTTTTTTGCTCTCGGCTACCCTATCGACCTCATCCACGAGGTGCCGTCGACGTACAAGCGGCCAAAGCGCATCAGCCGTCTCGTTCTCAGGAACGAGTCGAGCTGCTCGTGGTCGCGGAACCACACGCACACGTAGTCGGTGGTGTCGGTGAATGCATTGCCCCTGCCATCGGCCCCCCCGATTGACGAGAGGATGCAGTCTGCCTCGGCCAGGCTGTCCGACTCCAGGCTGTCTGTCTGGCTGAGCGCGGCGAGCGGGGACCGTCCAAGCCTGCCAAAACGCGGCTCGGCAGGCCTCTGTGCCCTGCGGCCATCACAGGTTGCCGCAAAGGCATCCATGACACGTGAGCCGGGGACGATGTCTCCGTCGCCTACAAGCGCGCGCCACTTGTCATGGCTCTTGCGATCGCGGAAGCAGACGCACATCACGGCATTGCCGTCTGTCGCGACGGCCCTGCGGCGCTGCTCGGCGCGGTTTCTGCGCTGGTAGTCGGTCTCTCCATCCGAGTCGGGCGCACTCTGCGGCCCATCCTCGGCAAGCGCGCGGCCACGCTCCAGCTCGACTTCCACGAGCGGGAACCACATCTTGAGGTACGAGTAGTCATCCGGAAGCTCGCGGCTCATGGGCTCAACGAATCGGTAGTCGATGCCATCAAAGCTGCGACCCCAGATACGGTAGTCGCATGGGAGATTGACGCCGTGACGCCCAAGCAGCTCCATCAGCTCGCCCTTGAGCATGTCGGCAATCGGAGAGACCTTGTGCGTGGTCCTCTTCATCACGCCGTTGCGGACGAAGGACGCGCGGCGCACGATGCTGTCTGCCGCACGCACGCCATCGGCTACCCATGTGTCCTGAGGCATCCCCAAGTCGTCCTTGATCGCGACCCAAATCTCGTCGTAGCTCGGCTCTACCATATCAAGCCGTGCGATAGCGCGCAGGCGCGCAGGCGTTTGGTCGATGCCCTCGGCGACCATGCGGTAGAAGCTGGGATGCGGGTAGCGGTGAATCTTGGTTCCAAAAAGGTTCTCGTAGTGCCTCAGCTCATCATCCACAAAAGCAAAGCGCGGAAGGTACCAGAGGTAGGCGGGGACCACCTCTATGCCAGCATCGCGGAGAGCGCACCACGCGCCGAGCGAGTCCTTGCCGCACGAGAAGGCGAGCAGCACGGGCCTGTCCTCGGCCTTGAGCATCGCGATCACCTCGGCGCTAGTCGGCTGGCCCTTTATCGCTGTCGGCACGCGGGTCCACCTCCATCTCTCCCCCTCCGCGCCTGAGCACCAGCTCCCACCCGCACGCGCGGGCGATGCTGGCAAGCCTCGATGCGCTTATGTCTGTCCTACGGCTTATGGCGCTTGCGATCCAGGTCGGGGACCGGCCGATCGCCCTCGATATCTCGCGGGAGCTTCTGCCGCTCGACCTGACCAGCCGCCTTATGCAGTCTGTAATATCCATGGGACTATCATGCCACAGTGATTAGCGATTGTCAATCACCAGAGGGGCGGACCAGAGCGTGATATCTATTCCAACCACCTATCGGGGAGATAAAGGCCCTAGGCCGCCGGGGTGGCCGGGCAGGGCGCACCGAAAGACCCCCCTGCCCACCGGCAATGACCGACGGAGCGCCGCGACGAAGAGTCTACCAGTCCAGG